TACATCCTGACCGCCACGGTGTAATCCAACTCTGTGCCCGATATCATCCGAGTCTTGACACCCTCAACTTTCTCCAAGGGCCTTAGTTCATCCTTAAGGAAGTCCAAACACACATGCACCTCTCGTCTACCTTCTGCTGCACTATCGATTATTCGCATAACATCGGCGCGCAACTCGGCAATCTCAGGTGAATCCATATTGGTGACACCATCCTTGCCAAGCCATCTGGTTTTACCTGGCCATTGTGGTGTCACGTACTTCTTGTACTTGTATCCCGGACTCGTCTTGGCATTAATGCGTTTAAGCTTCATACCCTCGGGTACCTTGTCCACTGCCTCTTCAAAGGTAAGCACATCCGCGCACATTCCTTTGGTAACATCAAATAAGGGCTCAAACGCCATCCCAGCAGCTATCTCGAGGGAAATGGGATCCTTGACAAGCAACTCACTCTTGTATGCTTCAACCGCCTTCGCCATAGGATAGACCATCTCGTCCCCCTTGATCACTGGGTGCAAGACTGCCGGAGCTACAGGACACGGGCCAAAAGGAGCATCACCATGCATTATGGACCTCTTAATTGCGGTCTTCGTTGCAATGGGCACGGGTTCCTTCGCTGGTCCTATGTAAGAAATCGAACCACCGATTAACCCTTGCTCTGCAAGTTTAGACTCCAATTGAACAAAGTCTTCTCCGTATACTTCATCCACCATATCAAACACCTCCTTCTTTGGTGCATCCTCACCGCACAATGAGAGCCATACATCTCGTACAGACTCATATGTGAGGATAGTTGCATATCCACTTCGTGTGAAAATGTCCGACTTCCCAGCGACATGAAGGCCAAGTATACACTTACCACCGTAATATCGGTTTTCAGAAAGCATGAGCACACCACCACAATCTCCACTCTTGGTCTGCATCTCATATCGCAAAAGCCCGGTCAAAGAGCTCCCATCATTTGCAGTAACCTTGCCGGTATACTCCAACACATTAGAACTCAGTGTGGTCTGAGCCACAACATTGCCATTCTCCCTCTCACGGCCTATGTCCAATCTAGTTGCTGACTTAGTACCTCGCAACAGGTTGGACACATCCTCGTCCTTAAGGAAGTGTTGAACAATGATCCTATGGGATCGCAAATTGATGTGTGGTGGCAACCTGATTCCCATCATGTCCACACCTTCTTCAAACTCAGCCACATGACATGATTTAAAGTCGGCGGCTGTCAAAGATACCTTAAGTTCACTGGTACAATGCCTTATCTCCACACGAGCATCAGGATCCCCTCCCAAATTCTTCATAATGTACCCATCAAAATGAGCTGGCATAATGAAGATCTGGGAGCCCAAACAGAGCATGTTGCCAATTTGCGTGTAGACTCCTTGCTTGCGCACTCCAACCATGTACAGATTCTTGTACACAAGTTCATGAACCCTGTCATCAGACGGCATGCCAGCTTGTGATGTAACCTGCCCCTGCAACTTCACACGTGGAAAATAAAACTTTCCCATGCCCTTCACCTTTGCAGGCGGGTTGTTACTCTGTAAGTTCACACCAAAAAGCTTAAATAAGGCACTGACTCCAGACCACAAAATCTTCACGGTGAGCTTGACAACCTGGAAAATAGCAACCAGACCAATGGTCCACACGCAAGCATCAACAACGTAGGCTTCAGCATTGATGATAGTGGTTCCATCACGTTTCTCAACATGTGGCATAAACTTCTCAGTTATTCCATACACACACTGGCTGACAGTGAAGAACCATTCCTTGATAGTTCTGATAGCGGCATCAGCCCAATGCTCATGCGCTCGCTCAAGATCAAGCAGTATCGGTTCACCCTCTGTATCAAGCGCCAGCTTCCCCTTAACCTCAGCTGAGGACGGACCAACTTGTTCATCTTGATCATGCGAATCCCCGTCCAAACTCTCTGTTGTAAAAAGGGTGGATGTGGCAGAGCGAAGCTTCTCAACCAAGCTCGACAAGCCTGCCTGTTTCTCAACTGTTTCAGCACTGTCAAAATTCAAATCAGCGAATGCCTCAGATGCGTACTTAACATGAGAGGTGATGTTGTCCACTGTCTTAGCATGTTCAAGCTTTCGCATCTTAATGGTAGAAGCAGCAATCTTAACTGCCTCCTTCATACCACCAGGCAAGATGGGCCCATTTTGAGGGTTAGAATTGTCAAAACCGTGATATCTCACGGTCCATGCATCCCAAGGAAATATGTCAAGAACATCGTCTTCAGTGGGCTTCCATGCTGAGTCATCCTTACGTCTCTGAGCAAACTCACGCAGATTCTTGCCGTAAATGTAAGATATCTTGTGAAAGTCATACTTACCTTCAGGAGTTGCATACTCAGGGTTTAGTTCAAGCCAGTATGAGCCCTGAAATCTCCTCACCAATGCCTCAGGACAGGTGATGAAAGGTTCCCAATCTGCCTTTATATTCATGGCATTGGTGGTTCCAACCATGAGTGCTACATCCAAGTACACTCTTCCCTTCATTGCCAAGTCAGCAAAATTGAGTGGACATGCCCAATTACCAATACCACGAATGATTTCCATGGCTTCGGAATCTTGAGCACCTGCCACTCCCCTCACTTGAAAGCAATCGTCTTTTATAATTGCTCTCTGGCCGACATAACCGTTCCAATACTCACTGAGTCCCTTCTGCCACAGATTCTGCAAGACCTGTTCAGCTGGGACCTCGCCAGATAAGGCCAAAATCATGGAGGCAAACACCTGTACAACAGACGTTTTACCAATGCCTGAGCCTCCTCCCAGAATGGCAAGGTAAGGCATGGGTCTCATGTTATTCTCAGCAGATAGGGAGCCCAAATGGGGTGCCAAACGTGTATTGAGTTTATCAATCCATCTTGCAATCTCATCTTTGCTCTCTCGGTGTGCCATAAATTGCATCAGACCGTAACCTTCCTTGACCTTGTCCCTCAACTCATGAACCAAGTCCATAGGAACGTGAGCATTAGTATCAACTTTTCGACAAATGTCGATCACCGATTGTCGCCATGTCGTGGTTACATCTTTCTTGCGACCAAAAGTCCACTTCTGGTCACCCTCTCTCTTCATGATCCAGTTGACAAATTTTTCCACATAGTCAATAAGGGCATCCATGAAGGTGGCCAAACCGTCTGAAAGCTTGGGAAAGACAGCCACAGTACGCATGAAATTGCCGGCAACCTTTGCCGCAAATCCAGACATACTAGGAACTATGAGGCAACACAATAATGCTGCCAAACTCGAAACCTCACCAAAACTCTGTTTCTGTACGCCCATAACATTGGCTGCCTCTGGAACATTTGAGCGAACCATAGTCTGAACAATGGCACAAATCACAGGAGCAGCCACATATTGATGCAAAAACCATGCACCAACAGCTGCCACAAGAAATTTGAATAGCCACTTTCCGACCTTCTTCAATGAATCCACAAACTGCTGAAACTGAGCTCTAAACTGCGAGGCTAATGTACCAACCTCATGTTCTGCTCTCTTTATTGCCCGGCGTGCTGTTAAAGCACACGCTGTAGCAGCAACACCAGCTGCAGCAATAGCAACCTTCACGGCGGTGTCAGTACCTCCCTGTAGCTCGACTGTATCATCACAATTGAGCAAATCAAGAAGGG